TCGTTCGCCTGTGATTGTCCGTTTGCGTCGAGTGACGCCCTTCTCTTTATATTATGACTATGACTTGGCATCTCATCTGTCTTGAGAGTGTGCCTCCATCGACCAAACGCTCTACCAACCATGATGGGTTGATTACTGTTGATCGGTCCTTTTCCTCTTTGTGAACTGTCGGTACTCGCCGAGTTTTCTCCGTCGCCGACGCCGTGGTTGGAACCTAGCGTTGGTGAACCCGGTGGAATCTGACCCACCAAGTATCTACCATTTAATGAAGGAACACGGAATTGTGTTTCAGTGAATTGCGTATCAGATCCATTGTTTATAAAAGTATTAGCAAATGTACCAGTGCTACTAGGACTAAAATAACCACCACCCAAGGCGTCAGCACTCAAGTCTTGTCTGTTCTTACCATACCCCAATGGGTTTATTGCGCCATCAAAAGTAAATCTCTTTCCGATCACATTGAAGAGTTCTAGAAGTTCTGTGTTGACATTGGTGTCATAGACAGTTCCGTCACATGGCAAGAATCCATCGGGTGTGACCTCACTACCATATGCGAGGATTGTTCCTACAGGAATGTATCTTCTAATTTCGTCCAAGTTTGATCTTCGCAGAGGAACCGCTTGTATTGAGTTCACGATCGGGATTGCAGACGCAGAACCAACATTTCCTTCTGAACCCATCAATACGAGTTTGATTTGGAATGCGTTGAATTCACCAGTCGTAGATGGGTCAGTCACAACACCGGGTGGTGTTGTGAATCGCATGACACCACCTGCTTCACCGAGTGGTTTGAACTGATCGAAAGAATCAGGATCACTGTTTCCTTCGATATACAGAGGAATCCATCTATTATCGTCAAAGTTTCCTTCCGGCGAATCAACACCCTGAACCTTGACATATGCCTTGATTGTAGAGTCACCAACAACAGAACCCTCGACGAAAACTGCAATATCATCTGCTTGTTGGTTGAGAACAACCTTACGAGAAACATATCGAGAGCGGTTGGTTGCTTGTCGAGATGTTGGTTCAACCTCCTCGATGTCAGCAGCAGCGACGTTCTTGTTTGCCATGTATTCGACCGCAAGGAAATCAACTCTTTCGTTGTCAATCAAGGTACAGACACGACCAGTGGAATCTGTTCTCATTGTTGCTTCGAGTTGAACTGACTTCGAAATCGAGTCGGTTATACCTTGGTCATTCGCAAACATCTTCTGGTCAAACTCAACTGTTTGATTAGGTTGAATTGCTATCTGTGAGAAAACGGGATCATCAGAAGTTGCATCATAAACCCGAGTCTTGACAGTGAGCGATGGTTGTGTTTCACCGACAAGTTGTGTATTCATTGGAACAAATCCAACATGGAATTGTTTCGACACACCTTGGTTGGAAACAAATCTCACTGTCGAAGAATTTGTAGAGAATGCGCAAATATCAAGATCCATCGCAAGATATTCATCAGTGACTGATGTATATGTTCCGTTGTTACTCGGTTTGTGTAGTGCAACAAAAGAGTTTGGTCTTGTGATTGTTGTGGTGGTTGGTGAACCAACGAAATCAAGAGCAATTTCACCTTCTTGACCCATCCATAATTCATATGCAGGATCGTTTGTAGTCAGACATATGGCATAACTCTTTCTTGGTTTGAGATATACTGGAGTGCTGAAGGTGAATGTGGTTTTCACCGCACTGTTCGGACCAAGAACACTGGATGTTACTTCAGAAGGATTCTTTGTGACTTCTGAGAACGGTAGGACTTTGTATGGGTCAGGGGCACCCTCGAACATTGGACGAACATGAAGTTTGATTGGTAGACCATTGGTTTCTGGTCTGTTTTTAAACATCACAGAAACCTGTTTCAACATGACGCCATTTGGATATTTGGTAGAATCAACAAAGATTTCTTGTGCAAACGGAGTCTGTGAATTATAAGACCTAGAAAGGTTGTTCTTCTGGTTTGCTTCAAAGCGATCAGAAGTCACATCTTCAATGTTGCTTGCTTTCCTTCGGGTGATCGGTGGACGAACTGATGTGATATCATCAACATTCGTGTCCAACAAACCTTGTGCATAGAACACAGCATCAGCACTTGTCGTTGCGAGGTTGATTGTGTTTGTGCTATTGTCGATTAGGCGGAATAGTTTTTCACCTGTGAGGAAAGTGTTGTTTGGAATTGTGAATGATCCAGAGACAGCACCAAAAGAGTCAACACTATAACCTAAAGTTGTCCCGACAATTGTTCCATCGAAGAATGCGTACACGGTAGAACCGGGTTTCATGTTCTTGGCATCAAATGTTAGCGTTCTGTTTCGAACGTAAGGAACGACACTGAGGTCTACGATCTTGTCTCCGATCTTTCGAACAACCTTGTCAGAGAGAACTCTCTTCAAATAAGACGACTTACGGACTGTTTCGTATTCTTTACCGAGTGGTTCGTGTTCGATTTCGATATCATTTCTTCTCTTGGAACCAAACCAGATTGACTCCCAATCTCTCCATTGGGCACCGAAACCTCTCGATCGACCTCTCTGATATGCGTTGAGATCAGATTCCCAGTTGTCCATTTCACCCACAGTATTGACTACAACCTTGGGACGAATTGTCGTTGAGAAATAGTTGTCTGATGCTGGTGTGAGTTTACATGTTCCGAGATAGTCAGAAATTGCAAATCGGTTTGCGAAAATAGTTGTATTTGCCAGAGAGTTACCATCAAAACCATCTGCGGTGTTGTCAAGAACAAAAATACCATCATTGGTTAGTGTAACATCACTTGGTATGTCAGAACCTTCTGCTGTCAGAAGAACCATGTTGGATTCAAACGCAGGACGCATTTCGTTTCGCTCTGGGTCGATCGAACAGTTGTGATCTCTACCAGCAACAAGACCATTATTGTGACCGATGAAACTGTCAACGAAGATACCATCACCAAGAGCAGTTCTGGTTGACTTGAAACTGATTGCTCTATTGAGTGCTAGTTGTTCTAGATCGTTCTTGAAAATGAAGTATTGATCGTTTTGTTGGACCTTTTCATTTTCTGCGATCTCTTTCATAGTTGATCGCTGGTTGTCAACGTATCGAACACGAATATCATCTGGGGTGCTTGTGAATGGACTCATCACCAGATCACAAATATCCATATCCTCTGGATTGATCTCTGGACCTTGTGGGTTGAGTGATGGTGTTCCCTTCGACAAAATAAACTGTCGGTTCTTTGTAAGGACAACCTTGTCGATTCTTGGTAGATAGTGACGATATGTTACTCTACTTGGTGTCACACCATTTTCGAAAGCAACTGTGGGGGCACCACCTGAACCATTGTCGAACTGGAGTTCATCTGCGTCTTGAACAATGGGTCTAAAGTCGTATGCGTCACCGAGACTATATCTCTCACCTGTTTCTGGATCAGTAAAGATTGGAATATCAGAGTAACCAAACTCATCCGAACGAGGATATGAATCAACAGTGAATGGACCATCACCGGAGTGACTGAAATACTTGTAGGTTGCTGAAATGTTGTAGTTACCATCACCATCAACAGCACATGTTGAACCCGGTTTCAGTACAATTCTACTTCTTCTGTAGCAATCCACTGTGTCGTTTCTATCCAACTCAAACTCATTAGTAACATCACGACCACCAGTATCCACGATTGTGGTTAGTTCAAATACATCAGGGTTGTTTAGTGGAATGATACCAGTGCTGATAGATCCTGTTTTTCCAACAGCAGAACCGTCTGTGATTGTCTTGAATCGAATACCGAGTGTGTTTCCACTTTCTGCGATTGAAGTTCTATATTGCTGTGAGGCGATCAACGTACCACGACCGCCAGTTGGTATATCACCAGTGAGGTTAATAGTCAATCGCTTTGGTTGTGTTGTGTTGTTGACGCTAACACTATAGTCTGTTCCATATGATTTGAGTGTTGCACCGGAGATACCTGCATCGGAAGAGTCAGTATAGAAGAAAGCATAGTTGCTTATTGTACCTTCCAAGAAGTCATGGTTAGATGTGATTATCTTTGATGACCCTGTAAAGTCAACATCATATGCTTTCTTGACAAGGAATGTGTTTGAGAAAGAACCATCACCGAATGATGTGAGAACCCTCTCGCCCCTCGGTACTCTAAAGATTTGACGACTTCCATTTGCTGTCTTGAGAATTGTTGGGATCGTAGGTTCACCGATCTTAAACAATTGTGAGAGATCAGATTCACCACCCATGGTATCTGACGATGGATCAATACACTCAATATGTGTGCTATCCTTGAACTTCAGAGTATCATGTGTCAACTTGATATTGAAGAGATACAATCTGTTTTCGATAGAGGAACCAAGGTCTTTGGTTTCGATAGATCGAATGTTGCATGTACCAATTTCAGTCAACGTCCCCGGAGTCGTAGTCCTACGAATGATTCTTGCTTTTCGCCCGAACAGAAGTGAACTCGAATTGGTTGTTGTATTTACATCCCAACTAATATTAGGATAAAACGTGACATAGTTACCAAGAGTGGTGTTTAGTCTTTCATTGTAGATGTCATTGACAGACAAAGCACGATCAACAGAAAGATATGCCGGGGCGATTGTTTCATATTCAAAACCAGAGACATACGCTTTACCCGGTTCCACTCTTACAGCGTGCTTGTTTGCGTCTGTTCCAGAGAATGCCGATGTATATTCGATTGGGTTGACAGTGAATGGTTTGACTGTGTAGTTACCAGATTCGTCAAATGTTCTTCTTGCAAGAGTTTCTTCGAAGACTGCGTAATCTGTGAATCGAACTGTCTTTGTGGTTTCACCGTTGATAATGCGAACGAGTTCGAGATAGTCGCCTGTTTCGAGAGTAATTCCTGTACTGGCAGAGACATCAATCTGAGTCATGGTGAGATCGACTTTATAACGATCTGCACCGGGGGAGTTGAAGTTGTAATATCCGAATGATGGATCATTCAGACTGTCATCATCGTCTGATGTGACGACCTCTCTATTGATTTTAAAACCAACGGACGCTGTTGGGTTGTTGAAGTTTCTGTATGTCGCTTCTTCGTTATATGCAGCAAATGATTGTGCGTTTGTTGTAACGAGGAAACCATCAGCATAGAACACACCAGAATCAATGCAGACAACATTTGTTGCGGTGCTGATTGCCGGTGCTTCACCCTGTGAACCAACAGTTGCGGTTACAACAGGGAGTGTTGATTCGATTGTGAGTGTATCGCCGCCAGTAAAACCACCAGAACCAGTGTAGTTCACAAACAAGATTTGATTGTTGTCATCACTGAGAATCGAGGCGTCGGCGTAAGATACAATTTTAGCAGAGACTGTTCCGTTTGTTACGGTCTTGTTCAAGAATGATTGCAGTTGTGCATCGCTGAATGTTGTTCCGGCAAGTCGAACAGCGATTGCATTTGCTTCTGAGATTTCACCACCACGAACCGATGTTCCATCTTCGAAAAGATGTGAACCGAGTTGTTCGATTTGGTTCTGAACAATGGTCTGGAGTTGAGTTACCTCTCTTGCCTGAAGGGGATACCCCGGACGAAACAAAACTCGAAGGAACTTTTTGTTCTCATCGAAGTCATCAAAGTATGGTGCTTTTCCGTGAATTTCTTTTCTATATGATTTCGCCATTTTTATCCTCAGAAGTCAAAGTTGATCTTGAACAAATCTATTTGTTCTGCGTTACGAGTTACTTCGTCTACACTTGATATGTATAAGATAGTTCCTGAGAATAGATTGAGTTCAGGACCATATGCTTCGATGACATCGAGAACGATTCCATCAGAACCAGCGATGAGTGTTTCACCACCAGTGAAACCAATTGCGTCAGAAGTTGCTCCTCGTACGACATTAGTTATAAAGATATCAGTATTATTTCCAGACGTATTTTGGAATCCTGCAACAATACCAATACTACCACATGATCCCGTGACTGCCGAGTCAAACGGAATATCTTGTTGTGGTGCGGAGTCATTGAATACGTCATCAGAACGATGAACACGAAGACGATGCGTGCAACGATAGGTTCCCTGCACACCTGATCTTATCGAATCTTCAAAAAGTGTGTTTATAACAGTCGCTGTTCTATCATAGAACTCATATGTTCCACCACCACTAGGAGTAAACACATATAGAGTTTCGTTTTTCTTGAATGGTGAGTTCAGTCCTTCTAGTTCGAGTTGTCCGAGACTATCGTTTATTTTTTGGAAGTTGGAAACTTTACCAGTATTGTATGATGATGAACCGAACACATAATCATTAGTAGTTGCCCAATTAGATGGCAGGGCACCTGTAGAGGGAGCAATATCAATTGTTGTTTTTAGATATCCATCTGTGCCTGCTATCTGACCACTGTTGTTATAACCAGTTCCGATCTTAGGTGATAACCAGAGTCCGTATTGACTGTACTCATTACCGAGTATCGCCCTACCGTCCTCATTACCTTCAATACGAATCAAAACACTAAGTCGTTTTGCGATGAGATCAAAGAGCGGGTTTCTACCAACACCATCTGTGGGTGATATGTTTGCAGACAGAACAGTTGGGTTTCCTGTGCTTGGTGGTTCTGGTAGTACCTTGAATGTAGCATAAGAATAGTTCGAACCTTTTTCGATCATGATGACGCCAGTTATGAATCTATCCTCAAAGACGGATACCTTTGAGTACGCAGAGGCACCAGTCCCGTCACCTGAAATTTCAATTGTCGGGATGATTTCGAACTTACTTGTGTTGTTGGGTGTGACTGTCCACGGCGAAGAGATTGTCGCAACTTTAGTAGATCCAACATAATCTGTGATTTTTCGAATCTGACCAGATCCTGTTCCATCAAAAATTCTTATGCTGTAGTTATTATAATAATCATCAACATTTGACGACCTACCGTCGAGTGTTGCTGTAGTTGCTGTTGCAGTTTGTATTGTGAATTCGAGTGAAGACTTGACAACTCCAAGGTATTCGTCACCGGCGTCTATAACACTGATGCTTTCTATTTGACCACCTTGAGATGTGTACTGGACAGCATACTGAAGTTGCTCTTCGTCTGAATATGCGACTGGTTTGCCTTCGTAGACAGGAATCTCTCGAAGAGGAATCCAGTTTGTATCGACAAAATCAATGAGTGTTGTTGGAACCTTGAACAAGAACTTCCAGACATATCCATTCTGAAGATAAATCAGATCAGTAGAAGTTCCAGTTGGTTCGTCAATGGACCGATTGCCGCCGCCGTTATCAAGACAAACATACACATTACCCTCACTGTTATACACATAAAAGTTGAGATTCTTTCTTTCTAGTGAACTATCAAGTTTTTGGTAGATTTCTCCATTTTCCCAGTTTACTCTGGGAATCAACAATGCAACGGAGTTGTCTGACAACAATTTTGCGGTCTGGATTTGTCGTCTTGTGACAATTTCATTATCAAGAGACTCAGAGGAAGAACCACTGTTGTCTACGTTTGATATGAACATCATCACAGAGTTATCAAGAGAGGTAAATTGCCTCTCTAGTTCTCTTGTGAGGAATACTTTGAGATTGCTTGATAGTTCTGTCATGTGTATTATTCGTAAACTGAGTATGGAATTTCATTCACGACCAACGAGATCGGGATGTTTGTCCAGTCAACTTCATGTGTTATCGAAGAGTATTTATTCGGGTTTAGGGTGCCCGATATTAGTCTGGCACAACCGTTATCATCACCCACGACAGGTCTTTGTGTTCCTGTACTATCCTCAAATGGTGTGAATGTCCCATTCAGAACTTCTACTGTGAGTCGATCAATTCCTGTGTTCCAGTATGGTGTTCCGAGAAGTCCATCAGGACCAGAAGATCCATCAGGAAGATTTTGTTGATAACTGCTCGCTCTGAAACCCAGAACCTTACCAATTGCTTCGGGTTCATTGTATCTACGTTGTCGTACTATTTCACCAACAGTAAATGTAGCACCTCCGTTGAGAGACACACCGGAATCTTGTATAGTCCGTGAGTAACCTGTTCTGTCTCCGTGGGATGCTGTTATACTTGTGGATGTTTGTAGAACGGGCAAAAGAGGAATTTCAATAACCGAGTGTCTTCCGATTTGAGTGACACCAGAAAGTTCAAGTGAGTTTATGTGTCGATATACAATCCAATAGTCGGCAGTTGCTGAATCCGTCCCTTTGACTTGTATGATTTGACCACCAGAAATACCAACTGTAAACCCAGTTGTTTTTGGTCCTGTGTATCCACCATAATGTGTGATACCGTCGCCAAATGCTTTACCCACACCGATTGTATTTGATCGTGAACTACCAACTGGGAAGAAACCGAACAACCCAACGCCTTCATCTTCGCTGTCAACGGTTGCTCCGATATATCCTGTGGAACCAATTGCACCATTGACCAAAGTTCGTGATGTTTCAACCCCATCAAATGCTGTGAGTCCAGAAGGTATCTTCACCAAATACGGATCATGTGTAATGCCATTCACAGGATTCACATGGGGTGTTCCATAATCGGTTGATGATAAGTTTGTACTATAAAAGTCAGATGCAGTTCTTCCATCCTGACCATTATAACCTTGTGGGTAGAAGTCATAGTGTGTTGCACCAGACCCTGTTTCATATGTAAATCCTCTTGGGTCGATTGTTGTTCCAAATGTATGTGGAAGATAATGACCTATCACCGGCAAGAAGAATGAAAGATTACTAGTGGATTGATCCGCCATTCTTCCGAATGTAAATGTTTCGGTCTGACCTTCTGTTACTATGGTAATCTCATCAAAATCTATTTCGTTCTTGTACCGTGCGAAGAGTTGTGTACCAGCAGGGTGAATAAGATTTCTCACCACATCAGAGAATGTTTGAAGTGCTTTGTTGACTGTTATGACATATGAGAAATCTTGATAGAAGAAACTATCTTGGACAAAAGAACGACCGCTCAATTTGCCGCTGTCATCGAAGTACACATCGGGTCCATCCGCAACAACACTTTCTGATTTCGCAGAAAGACTTGCACCGACTCCACCTACTGTTGTGATTGAATATGTGAACCCAGAGTTGTTGGTATACACACCATAGTTGTTTGTGTAGTTGAAACCCCGAATCTGGTTTGATGGTCCAAGGGCATCGACATATCCGTGAAGAAGTTCGTTGTTGTAAATATCACGAACAATCAATTCGTCACCTAGTTGATAACCAGAACCACCAGCATTGATTTGAACACTTGTAAGTGTTGGAAGAATCTTGGCGTTTATTCCACCACCAGAAGATCCTCTTGGTGACATTGTTATTTTTAAATTCGAATCAAAATCACCAGAAACTGTCTGAAGAGTAAGAGAGTAGTAGTCGATTCCACCCTTGCTGACAAACTTCACAGAATCAACAAGAGCAGTTGCGATGACTCTTTGGTTCTGTGGTGTTCGTTGAATGATGACGGTGCTTTCCATCTCTTTCATCTGTTCAATCGAAAGTGGTGTAAGAACACGAAGAAACTTTCGATCATCAAAGGTGCTTGTTGATGGTTTCAGAATTCTGTCTTTTGGATAATCGACATCAACTGTTGTGTTGAATAGAATTCTGAACAAAAGGTCGAATGATGCCTTTGTACCTTTGGAGCGATACAAATAACCAATATTTTTGATCAGAGATTTTTCGTTGATGCCATCTGCCAGTTCTCTCGGTAGATTGGTGAGGAACGTGGTTCTAAAATAGTTCAAGAACTGATCGAGAGTTTCATCGACATCTTTATATGTCTCAAGACGAACTGCTTCCGATCTGGTGTTGCCATATAGTTCAGTCCACTCAAAATATGCTCTGAGGAATGATTCAAATAATGGGTAGTTCTCAATAATAAAATCAGGAAGTTGATCTCTCAACTGGGTAGAAAATCTCTCGTCGATAGAACCAGAGTAGTCGAGTCTAGCGAAGGTGTAACCTGCTAGCAGAGTTTGTAGTGGTAGTAGTAGTGAACCACCGGGAGAGAAAATCGGCATGTCTAAACCCTATTAGAAATCATGAAGAACCTGTTTGTGTACCCGTGGCAAGATTGATCTGGATCGCAGTAGCATCCTCGCTGAAATCACAGAACAAAATCTTCTCACGAAGACTGTCGAGTTTTGCTGTTTTTGTTTCCGCATACACAATGATCTCTGGTCGATCATCTGGTGACGAAATTTGGACTTGGTTCAATGAAATAATTCCTGTCTGATAATCAACCGTTCCAGCATTTTCGAGAGCGGTTGTCTTGATATTCCCTACAGTTTCATAAAAATTGATATTACCAAAACCATCATCTTCAATGTAAACGCTTTTGGTTGTATTCAAATCAGGATCAAGATATTTGAAAACATTCGATCTTATCACACTCATGTGACCGTCGTGTGGATGGTATATCGGATTTCCGAAGTTCAATTCATATGATACTGCCTGTGTGCTTGCAGGTATGAATCTTTTTTCCATTGTGACATCTACACTAGACGAAATGATTGCCGTTGAAGAATTGTCTATTTGGGATGACAACTTCGAGGCAGAGTAAGACCTACCAAATTTTCCGATATTGTTGCTGAGATAATTTATGATTGATTGTCGGATACTCGCAACAACAGATTCACGCGGGAGAGATGTCTGTGCAACATCATACACAACATTTGCGGAGAGTCTGAGATATGTGTAGTCAGGATCAATGATCTGAGGTGTAACAGACAGGACTGTTTTTGTTCTTAGGAAGTCTAAGACATTTTTCTTGATACCTTCAGTCACGATTGTACCAACTGATGGTTTGATTGCGATGAAGACCGTACCGAACACTGGTGGAATTGCATCTTGTCCACCATAAACAAACACGGAATCGAAACCAGAAAAGTTTGACTCGATGAGTGTTGAGTAGTCATTTGCTGTTACTGCACGGTTTTGTGTCGAGAATGATTTTGGTGCTTTGAAACGAATTTGATCTGTTGATTCTTTATTTGATCCACCTGCTGCGTAACTTTTTACGACAACAGTGTTTGCTGCACTACCATATGTGAATGCTCTGTTATTCACCGCGTCGTTTCTGCCTGCGTTATTTGCAGCAGGACCATCTGTGACAAGGTATGTTATGGTGATCAAGTTGCCGGGTAGGAGTTTCTCGCCAAAGACACCATCACCAAAGTACAACTCGAACTTTTGCTTTGAGTTTTCTTGTAGATAGAATACTTTGGAGGTGTTTGTGATTTCTGACAGATCACCTGATCGAGTCCATATATCTGTAATACCATTGGTGTTTGTGGTTGATTCTTGAACGGTCACTTTGATTGTGGAAATATCAACATTAGTCTCTGGGATTTCATATCTTCTGTTTAGACTGGTATCTGGAACGATATATGAAACACTTGAAAGATAACCTTGTTTGATTTCCAGATCAGTTATTTTGTTTTCTTCGTCATATGTCGCAGTTTCGACATTGACAAAGGTATAAACCTGACCATCAACCGAAGTTGTGAATTGTGCGCCGGGTAGAAGTGTGATTGACGATGGTGTGCCGCCAAGTTGGAGATCAATCGTTGCTGTTGGTGCAGTTGCAGAGTTGGGGGTGTAACCGAGACTTTTCGCAAGAGATATGACAGACTCTCTCTTGACAGCACTGTCTAGGAACATCTCGTTAGCAACCATATTATTGTAGAATGCCTGATAATATGTGTTGTAAGCAAGAATATCGAGAAGAACAGAAAGACCAGATCCATCGAAGTCATAGTCAGCGAAGGTCGTCTGGTTCTTCAGAAACTCTTTGAGATTTTGCTTGATTCCCTCGAACTCAGTCGAGTTTACCGACAATCGTTTTCTTTCTGCCATTATCTCAACCTCTTTAGTGTTATTGGTACTAGTATTGGTCGCGAATCACCCTTCACACGAAAAGCGATTGTGACATCAAATGAGTTGCTATCGTTATTTATCCTGACCAAAACACTGATGAGTGAGACTCTCGGTTCAAAGGAACGAAGGACATTACGAATTCGTGCTTCAATTTCTGTTGAAATAACTGGAGTAGCAGGTTCAAACAACAAAGATCGAATACTTCCACCCAAAGTTGGTTGGAATGGTCTTTCTCCTGCATCTGTGAGAATGAGATTTCTCACAGCACCTTTGATTGCCTCATCATCATATTTGATGGAGACATCCTTGGTGACGGGATTTCGAGTGAAGTTTAGGTCAATATCTGAGAATCTGGTCATGACCTATTATCTATATCAAATTCCTGCTGTCTCTTTGAAAGAAGGAGAACCTATTTGCTGTAATAGTTTCTGACCAAAACATGGATCATCGAGCATTTGCAGAACACTGAGTCCAACAGTGTGTTTCGCGATGAAGTCAAGAGCAAATTCATATTGAAGATTGTCATCGTTGATCAGATTTGTAACATCTGATTGTAACTCTAGAATCTCTGTTCCAAGTCTAGTAACTTCTTGAATTGCTTCTGGTCCTGAACCTGTAGGATAGTTAGACAAGAAGTTACCAACATCACCGTTGACCAGAGATGTCATTGATCTCATCAAGTCATTACCGGGACCAAAAAGACTATTGAAAATAGGCGAATAGTTATCTTTTGCTGCCTGCGTTGGATCACGAAAAGTTTCTTTGAGAGAGTTGTAGGTTTGTGCAACCTGTTGTAGACCAGCAAGACCGGGATATTCACCGGCAATTCCACCAAACCCATAAGGACTATCTTCTCCGAATGTTTTACTGAGACTCACACCGCTGAGTCTGTCAGAATGAACACGATAGTCATCAATACCACCTCTAAGATTTGATAGATTGTCAGCAAGAAAACCAAACGTGGTTTGTTGATTTCCATCCTCATCTAAACCAATAATTTCTCCGAGAGATGTGTTGATACCTGCGAGGGTTTGGTCAATCGCTCCTTGTGCTTCTTGCATTCCTGCTTCGATTGGATTTGTAAATGCAGATCCGTCAACAACACCTTGAACGAGTGCTTTCTGTTCTTCCGATAGAATCAGAGAAGAGAAATCACAATCAGTTACATTGAATAAGTCTCTTGAGTAAAGTCCCATTGTTATCCTCCAAACACAGAACCAGATGAAGTTATTACATCATGTACACCACATGTAGCAATAGAACCAAGTTGTGCTGCTGGTATGCCATTTATAAAAACACTACTGCTTCCTGTTTGTATTGTAGCAGTGTGTGTCGTGTCACCATATGGGTGAGGGGAGACAACACTTCCAACCATCGCCGCGGGACGATTTTCTATAAAAACATTTGGGGAACCAGTTATAATTGTTCCTGTGCCACATACATCGCCGATTCTCGCTAGTCCTGCCATGTGTTCCTCCTCTTTATTTAGAAAACAGTAACATACTCTGCTGTAGATCCACCACCAGAACCAAATGGACTCGGTACAACACCACCATGTGTGTTAAATGATTTCCTGTTCTCAAATGTAGGTCC